ACCAATCTTGAACATAATTCAGATGAATCAATGAAAGATGCTGTATTGGTTGAAAATTGGTTGGTTGAAAATGAAAAGGATAAGATATATAATTACTTTACCCAAGATGATGTACCATTTGGTTCATGGGTTGGTGTTTTTTATATTATTGAAAGTGAAGAAGGAAATATGTTATGGAAAAAAATCAAAGATGGTGAAGTAAAGGGATTAAGTGTTGAAGGGAATTTTATTTTAAACTAGATATGTTTCCAATTTTTGTTATTCACAATAAAACAAATTAAACTTCGACTAATACCATATTCTTTTGCAAGTTTTCTTTGTGAAAATTGACCAGTTTTGTATTTTTCTCTTATTTCAATAACTTGTTCTATCGTTAATTTAGAACGACTATTTTTCTCACCTTTAATTGGTTTTTGTAACCCCATATAAAACGAATGTCGAGTATTTTGTGATGGTGTTACCCATTCAAGATTTTCTAAACGATTATCAGTCTTAATACCATTAATATGATTAATTTCCCTCAAATTTTTTGGATTGGGAATTAAATTTAATGCAACCAATCTATGGATTTTTTTTGTATATTTTTTTTTATTTTTATGTAAAATAATCTTTAAATAACCACCACCATCTAAAGAAGTTTTTAATTTTCGTAATTCACAATTTTTATTCTGTGTTGGATGATATTTCTTACTCCAAACATCACCATTTTCAGTTACATAATAATCGGGGAATTCTTCAAACTGTTTCATGATACAAATATAAACATAAAAAAAGTTTATTACAAAAAATATCACATATTTAGATACCCATATTTATAAATGTTGAAAGACATAAATTAAAAAATTATTATATGAAAAATAGTTTGATAGAAAAAGTTAGAGGTTTTTTCAAAACTGAATTTGAATCTTTGAAATTTGCTACCGCAACTTTATTGGATGGGACAATCGTTTCGAACAACGAGGAAACACAAGAATTTGAGGTAAATCAATATCTTTATATTCAGAAAGAATCCACGTTGTCTCCTGCCCCCGCAGGACGACACGAAACCACCGAAGGTTTTATTCTTGAAGTAGATGAGGCCGGTCAAATCGTTGCAATTTATGAAAAAGAAGATGAGAGAGAAGGTGAGTCTGAAGCAGATAGAGTTTCTGAAGATGTAAATAGAGATGATGAGGAAGAAATGAGAAAACTTATTAAGACTTATGTGGCTACATTAGCCGAGATTAATAAGCGTATGGAGAGACTCTCCAGCGAATTTAAAGCATTTAAACTTAGTGCAGAAAAAGAGCCTGTACATAAAACACAAAAATCAATCAAAGAAGTTGCTAACAGAGGTGATTTCAAATTAAAAATGATTCGTGATTTTGAAAAACTAAACAGTATTTAAAAATTAAAAAAATGAATAAACAGAAATTAAATTTTGCTTATGATTTAACAAATCTCCCAACCTACAATAGTTATGGTTCGGATATGTTAATTAAAGCAGTTTTGGGATTGACTCTTCCAAAATATGCTACGGTAAGACCTAATTTGAAAGGTACTACCGAAAAAGTTGGTTTCGTTACGAACGACGTTTATTTGCAAGATTTGTCTTGCGGATTTAACCAATCTGGTACAACCACCCAAAACCTTGTTACCGTTGATTTGTGTAACAAAAAAGTAAACCAAACTTTGTGTCCGTATTCTTTATATGACACATATCTTTCTCAATCTCTCAGTGATGCGAACTTCCAAGAGAATGTTCCATTCGAAGAAGTAATTTTGGAAGATATTTCTAACAGAATCGCTAACAAAGTTGAAAAAGCATTGTGGAGAAATACCACCGCAACTGGTGCTACTGAATATAACTCTCAGTGTTTCAATGGTGTTGAATACTTGATTACCTCTGGTAACGGTGCAACACAAATTGCATACTCAGGTGCTACTTCAAGCAACGGTTTGGATGTATTTACCACAATTTATGAAAACATTCCTTCCAACGTATTACATCGTGATGACCTTGTAATTTACTGTTCCTATTCGAATTATCGTGGACTTGTTTCAAGCATGAGAAATTCTTCTTATGTGAACCTATTCACTCTTGATAGTGCAGGTGTCGCAACCGGTGAAGAATGGTCGTTGATGTTACCTGGTACTAACGTAAGAGTAATACCAACCGTAGGTCTTGATGGTGTGTCCGCATACTACGCCGGTCCTGCTGGTTACTACTTGTTCGGTATGAATTCCGAGATAATGACTGTTAAAGCTGTCTACGACCCGTTTGAAGATATAGTTAAAATCATGGCCAATGTAACTTATGGTCTTGGTGTATTCGACGTAGCGTCTTTCGCAATCTGCAAATAATGCATAAACCTTAAAATTAAAAATTATAAAAAACTATGAGTTGTTATATTTCGAGTGGTCATACTTTAGATTGTCGTAATGCAAGTACTGGTGGTGTTAAAGCCCTTTGGGTTCTAGGCGGAGCTGGTAATGAAATTACAGGTATAACATCAACTCAAACAGGTGGCATCACTGCGATTGCGGGCACAGGAACGTTTTACAAATATGAACTTGTAAAACAGTCCTCTTCGTTTACTGAAGAACTTCAGGTGAACGAGACAGCCCAATCAGTAGTATTTGTCCCAAGTTTAGTTGTAACATTACCTAAATTAGACCAAATTTTACGTACAAAATGGTTTGACCTTATCAAACCCAATGATTTAATAATCATAATTGAAGACAATAACGGTCGTTATTGGTTGGTTGGCCAAGAAAATGGTCTTACCGTAAGTGCTGGAAGCATGCTTATGGGTCAGGCTTATAACGATGCCAACGGTGTGACCTTTACTATCTCAGGTGGTGAACCTAATCCAAGCATGGAAATTGATGTGACCACTACCCTCCAAGCGGTCATGACAGGTATCACTGTTCAATAATTGGAATTAAATCTGATTAAAAACCCTCGAAGAAATTCGGGGGTTTTTTTTTATATTATTGAAAAAATAAAAATATTTCGTATATTTATATTATCAAATGTTGGTCATGTTAAAACCCTGCTAATTCTTAATGAATAGCAGGGTTTTTTGTTATAAATCTGATTTTTTTCTTCAAATTAGGTATTTATTATAGATGTTTTCAATTAATAATACATTATATGCGTATTATATAATCAAGCAAGTTTGTTTTGATATTGATTTTAATGAGTGTCAAATTCTCATTGAATTCGGTGACGATGAAATACAACGTAAATGTTCAATAGTTATAAACTATCCCGCAAAAAATGATAACAATATAACAAATGATAATTTAATAAAATTTGTTGAACAAGAATTAAATAAGTATAAAATATGATATATCTTTCTGGTGACACAACAGGTCAAACCATGTATTTAACTTGTTCGAGGAATAAGTTATTATCGGGTACAGTTTATTATCTTTTTAATTTTAAACATAAGGTAACCAACCAAATATGGAGAGCAATACCTTATCGTATTCCACCTAGTGTTAATTATCTTCCAGCAGAAGACCATTTTAACATTGATGTTAATCCAAATGCCGCAGAAATATATACAGGTACATCAATAACCAATGTTAATCTTCATTTAATTCCTGGCGAATATTATTTATTGGTTTATGAGCAAACATCATCAACGAATTTAAATCCAATCAATTCTTATAATGTTGTAAACGAAAGTATATTACGTGTGACAGAAAATATAACATTTGAAACTTACGATTCAAATACAGGAAATACATCAAATAATTTATCAGAAATACAATTTAAAGTATATGAAAATACATAGATTAGACTTTTCAAAATATGACACAACTGAAACTTTTATTGAGGTCAGTGAAAATAAAAATGAACCATGGATTCGATGGGGTGCTAGCAATATGTACGTGTATGAATTATTGCGACTAACAGACGTTTCGCCAATTCATAACGCATGTCTTCGTTCCAAAATTGATGCAATTGTCGGGATGGGCTTTGAGAAAAACTATATGATGAACGAATCAGATTCTCTGAATTTTCTATTTAGAAAAATGGTATTTGAATATTTGGTCACAGGTAATTTATTTCTTGAAGCAGTATGGAGACGAGATAGAAACGAAGGTTTGGCGGGAGTTCATATTTTACCATCCAAATATATGAGAGTTGGAAAAGATGACAATTATTTTTATTGCAGAGAATGGTGGAAACCAACCAAAAAAAATGTTATTGAATTTGCAAGTTTTAATGCTGAAGATAGAGAAAATCGTCAAGTAATCCATATAAAACAAGAACATGCGGCATTTGATTTTTATGGTTGTCCTGATTGGATTAGTGTTATCAATGATGTCAAATTAAATGAACAGATATCTGTTTTTAATTTACATAACATTAAGAATGGTCTAAGTCCATCATTGTGGGTTCACTTTAACCAGCAACAACCTGAAAGTGAGAATGAACAATTCCAAGTATTGCGAAAGATTGAAGAAAGATATCAGGGTGCAGAAAATGCGGGAAGAGTTATTATAAGTTATGGCGAGTCAGAACAAAAACCAGAGATTACTCAAATTCAAACCAATGTTGAGGATGGTTATTTCAGTTCTATTTTTGAATTGGTACAAAGACAAATCATGAGTGGTCATAAAATTATCGATGGTTCAATTATCGGTTTACCATCACCACAAGGTTTTTCTTCAAGTGCAGACCAATTAACCACATCGTATAATTTGTTCTTATCAACAACAATTAAACCATTTCAAAAGTATTTAATATCAGAACTAGATAACATTGTTAAACTAATACATTTGGATGAGAATGTTAATTTAACAATAATACAAAACAAAATTTTAGAATAATGAATAACATATTATTAATATCAGAGAATGTATTAAAATCTTATTCGTACATTGGTGAAAACGTTCAAGCCAATGAATTAAGATATTCAATATTAACCAGTCAAAATATTGAAATCCAAGAAACACTTGGAACAAAATTATACAATAAAATTTTGGATTTGGTTGATAACAATACAATCAATCAAGCCGGTAATATTCATTACAAAACTTTATTGGACAAATATATTCAACCCACTTTAATTGGGTTTTCTATTTATCGTGCATTGGATAATTTCATTGCAAAATTCTTATCAATTGGATTGGTATCAAATAGTTCTGAACAAGGTCAAAAGATTGAATTCAAAACATATCTTCAACTAAAAACAAATGTTAAAGATGATGCTGAATTTAATAACAATATGATGAGAAGATATCTTATATTTAATTCAAATCTTTTTCCCGAATATACGGATAACCAAAAGGAACAATTGCAACCAAGTCAAAATACTGCGTTCAAATCACCTATTTCAATGCCAGGTAATTGGGGTTGGTTTGATGAAAGAAATTGTCCCTATCCCGCTTGGTACGGTCACGTAACTAATTCTTAATATGGACCATATACCAATATCAGAAGTTATTGTTGCACTTGTAACCGGTGTTATTACTTGGTTTACTGCCGGTAAATTTCAAGCTACGACATCAGAAATACAAAATGCACGAGAAGTTCTTGCAATGTGGCGCGAGACTAGTCAAGAACAAAAAGAAGAAATTGAAAAATTAAAACAAGATATTGTTAGTATGGGCACAAAAATATTTGAGATGGAAAAACATATCTCTAAATTGGAAGGTGAAAATCAATTTTTAAAAGAAAAATTGAAAGAATTGAATACACAAATCTAAAGTGGGTTGATATTACTTTAAAATATATAGGAATTTCTTCACCAGATTAATCAGGTTGAATTATTTTTTGTTTTTGGTATCAGTATACCACCTAACAAATATAAACGTTTATTCGTCAAGTTTTAAATGTTTCCATGATTTACGAGTAACGATGTTACTAATCGTTCGTTGATTTACATTAAATTCTTTTGCAATTTCTTTTTGCGTCATTCCACAATTATATAAATAAATGATGTGCTCAATTTGGTCATCCATCAATTTGGCTCGACCGTGATTTTCGCCATAGCGATGCTTTGGATTTTTTATTTTTTTTTTGTTTTTAATTTGTTACACTAACAAGTACGGGTGTTCATTTTATCAAAGATTTCCTTCACTAACGTTCAGGTTGGGTTTCAATTTTCTTTACCGATAAAACAATTGTTTTTGGATTGATGTTAATTCTTTTTTTGTAACTAAAAAGAATCTATCTTCCTCGCATTTTTCAATATATTCGAATAATATATTTTCATCAAAATTTGGAAATTCATTTTTTATTTCATTTTTTAATTCTTCCAAAATTGAAAGTTGAATTAACTTTTCTT